CTCCAGCCTGGCTATCGCCATACCCTCAACCAGCATTTAACGTCGACCTTTCTGAAGGGTCCTCTCAGTGACGGATGGCTTACGGACATCAGTCGGCTCCTATTGCTAGGAGTTTGCCTAAGGATATCACTATCCAAAGTGCACACATACTAGCCTAGTCCGCTCAACCGTACTAGTCTCTCTAACTGACGGCGTTTCGAAACAGGTCTTGTTTCATCATGAGTAGGCTCATGAAGGAGGTTATCCTCAATAGAACCCACCAACAAGGAAACCCGTTCTTCCAACCATTCGAGGCTGGGATAATCGGACAACTTAAGGTGAGGAACAAAAGGACTTATGGTCCTTAGTAAGGGACGGAAGTCGTCACCTGTTTTGATCTTTCGCAGCATATCTCGTGACAACGAGAGCAGTGTCGAGAGATCCCTTGATAGAGACCTCCAGTCTGACAGCCTTTGAAGGCCATAGACGGACTCTACTGCTAACATAGCGTCCAGGTCGGACGCGACAAAGTTGCTCACGTCAACGAGCGACGCACCATTTTCGAGGCGCGCGAGACCGCTGTTCCAATACAGTCTTCTCGCCCGTGCACCAGCTGCCTCCAGCTTCACGCTTGGACGTTCCGGGTAATCACCCAAAATGGAACGTTGGGTGACAGGCCAGGCTCGGTCAGCTTCGGGTTTCCCCTCAGGATTCCAGCCCAGTCCCCCGTACTTCTCGGGGACGTTCTCCAAAAGGTATAGTAGTCGTTTCCACTTCCAGGGGTAAACCCTGAAAATGGACGGCCCGTACACTTTCGCGAAGTCGAAGAAGTTATCATCATCGAAGCTGCGCCACTTGGGAGCGGCCACAATTCCGGTTGATGTAACGAGGCGGGATGTGAATTCACATACCTGTGTGGATTCCAAGGTCTTGTCCTTGGACACAGGAATGCCTACGGCATTCAAGAGGTCCTGGATCAGATCACTTTCCAGTTTATCGAACACAGCCAGGTCGTCCCCGACTTGCACCCTCTTTAACCGTTCCACCCTATCCTCAAAATCAGAGCTCCTGAGAGAGTGGCTAACCCCCTCATAAATGAGCCCTAAAGTGAGTGAAAACAGATGGAAACTGAACTTCAGTCCCAGGGGTTGACCCTGGTACCACTGTATGTGGTGTTGTTCAGCCAGTCCCTGAAGATAGGGATACTTCCGTAAGTCCTTGGCTTTTAAGCCATTGGCACACTCACGGATCTCCTCAGGTATAATCCACATGCCCTGGGAGCAGTATTCGACGAGTCGAATCCACTCCTCATCGACTCCGAGCTTCCGTAGGACGTATGTCTGAAGCTCTAGCGGTATATTATCGCTCGCGCCTTCTAGATCTATGCTCACGGCAAAGCCATACTGCCGAAACAAGTTCATAGCAGCGATGCGTCCCGCTTCCTGGTCCATCGCATAGTTCCCTGGGACAACGCTTTGGCAGCGTTCTAGGAATCTAAACAACGGGCCAAATGCCTGTTGCCAGGCACGTCCTGGATTGGCGATAATGCGTGCTTTAAAGCCTGCCTCTTGGATAACGGCAATTCTGCCGATAACTGGAGGTAGACCATGGTGGGAAATTCCCCACTCCAGCATGTTCTCCACGTACTGATTGTAAACCTTTTCGACACCACGAAGGGTGCCTCCGAGGATGTTCGGTGCAATTTGCATCGCACTACCGTGGGTAAACGATCGTACGCTTTCGAGCGCCGTTTCGATTTCTGGAGCAGTACCAGAGCTGAGAGTTGCCCCCGAAGGAGCTCGCCGCATTGGACTATGCGTAAAACTCAACACTGGATCCCCCATGGGTTCAGGTGGAGTAAACCGCAGTCTTGAGCCAAG